TGGATATGAAAGATTATTAAATTTTGCATTAGAAAAAATATTAGATCATATAGATAGTAAAGAAGGTAATTACACTAAAAATTCAGATGATATGTTTAATTATGAATCTGATTTTGAAGAAGAAGAAGAAGATGATGATTATGACTTCTATGGTGGTGATGATTATTATGATGAATTTGAAAATGAAGAACAGTATTAATTTAAAATTAAAAAAATGAATTGTAATTGTATAAAATGTAATTGTGGTGCTTCATGTGGATGTGAATGCTGTAATTGCTAACAAAATTAAGACTGATTCATAGCCAGTCGCATAAAAATAAAAGTAAGAGATCTGTGGCCTCCATTTGGAGTCCACATTTTTTTTTCGTATATTCACAACATAAAATTAAATCCTAATATGAATAAACACGTAGTAATAATTGGAGCAGGAGTAGCAGGCGTAAATGCTGCTACAAAGTTAGTTGACAACAACTTTGATGGTAAAATAACAATCATAGATATGGGTAAAGATCCATATTTAAGACCATATGAAGAGGTAATGACAGGTTACTTAGGAGCAGGTGGTTGGTCAGATGGTAAATTAACTTACTCAACACAAATTGGTGGACAATTATCTAAGTATGTGGGTGATGAGAAAGCAATGGAACTGATGAAACAAGTAGTAGATAATTTTACTAGGTTTCACCCTCACCCAGAACAAATTATTTTATCATCACCTGATAAAGAACCAGAATTTATTAAACCATATTTTGGTTTAAGACTATTTCCAGTGTGGCACATTGGTACTGATTATTTACACGAAATTGGTAAAAGTTGGTATGATTATTTAGTTAGTAAAGGTGTTAATTTTAGATGGGAAGAAAAAATAACTGACATAGATTTTATTGAAAGAGAAGTGTATACTAAAGATTATACTATGCCATATGATACATTAATATTTGGTGTAGGCAAATCAGGTATTGATTTTACCTCTGAAATAATGAAAAAATATGATTTACCAACTGAGGAAAAACCAGCTCAAGTAGGTGTTAGATTTGAAGCACCACAAAAACACTTTCAAAAGTTAATTGATGTAGCTTATGATTTTAAATTATATAGAAAAGATGATAAGGTTAGTTTAAGATCATTTTGTACTAATAATAATGCAGCTTATGTAGCAGTTGAAGAAACATATGGTGATCACAGTTATAATGGACATGCTAAAAAAGATGAGTCATTTAGAAATGATATGACTAATTTTGGTATATTAATGGAAATTAAAGGTATAGATAAACCCTTTAAATGGGCTAGAGAGTTAGTAGGTAAAGTACAAGAAAATAGTACAGGTTTATTTTATAGTCCAACTAGAGAACCATCTACAACATCAGAAGGTATTGATGTATCAGCTACTAAAATCGATAATTTAGATATAGTTAAAGATGCATTTCAAGGATACTATAGTTACATAGAAGATTTTATTAATGATATGAAAAAAGTATTTCCAACATTAAAAGATGATTGGGGAATATATGTACCTGAGGTTAAATATTTAGCCCCAGAACCATTAGTAAATTATAAGGATTTAAGTTTAACTAAATACCCTAATGTTCACTTTGTGGGTGATGCATTATCTGCTAGGGGTATTTCAGTATCGGGAGCTCACGGTACATTAGTAGCAGAGCAAATATTAGAAGATCAAAAAGAATGGAATGATTTTTTAGAACACGTAGATAAACCAGGACCTTGGTCTGAAGAAGATGATAAAATTCATACTATAGGAGGTTTAACTAATGATAAAGAAGGATCATTTATGAAATTTATAAACAAAAATAAATAAACATGGGAAAAAAATATTCAGACAAAGTAAAATTATTTGAAGAAAAAGTTATTAAATATGGGGGTGCAAGACACTACCTAATAAAAATGGAGGGTGAAGAACATTTTAAGCATCATAGATATGATGAACCAGCTATAGTACCACTATCAAGACAGAGTAAATTTAAAAAAGGATGGTATTTAAGTGGCATTCCTTATGATGAGGAAACATTTAAAGAAATAATGAGAGAAAGAGAAGGTTTACCTTGGTATAAACAATCAGCACCTAAAGGTGAAACATATAGAAACTAATATGAGGGAACATACACTACAAGCACAACCATATCAAAGTGAACGTCATGAAAAAGCATGGGGTCATGAATTGTGGATTATTAATGACGAAAAATATTGTGGTAAGTTATTAGTATTTAAAAAAGATAAAGAATTTTCAATGCATTTTCACTTACTAAAAGATGAAGCATGGTATATTTCTAAAGGCGAATTTAAATACAAATACATTGATACTGAGACATCTAAAGAACACTCACTACCAGTTAGTGAAGGTGATTGTATTCATTTATTACCTGGTCAACCACATCAAATGAAAGCACTTACAGAAGGAGCTACTATATTTGAAGTATCAACACAACATTTTGATTCTGATAGTTATAGAGTAAAACCTGGCGATTCACAAAAACCAGTAGAAGATGATTATGAGCATTCAAAATATTATTGGGATGTAGATAGAAATAAAAGTTTGGAAGATATATAAATCTTCCGTATATTAATAAAAAACAAAGTTATGAAAATAGGATTCTGTGGTACAATGTCAGTAGGTAAAACTACATTAGTAAATGAATTAGCTAAATTGCCTGAATTTAAAGATTATACTTCTAGAACAGAACGTTCGAAGTATCTTATGGAAATGGGTATTCCATTAAATACTGACTCAACATTAAAAGGTCAATTAGTATTTGCATCTGAACGAGCAAGTGAATTAATGCAAAAAAATATTATAACAGATAGAACAGTAATTGATGTAATGGCATTTAATTCATTATCTAAATCAATGACAGCTACTGAATCATATTTTTTAAATCATACATTAGAGTGTCTAATTAATGAGTATGATTATTTATTTTATGTATCACCTACAGGTGTTAATATGGAGGATAATGGAGTTAGAGAAACTGACACAACATATAGAGATAATATTAATAAAAAAATATTAGAAATTCTTGATTTAAATAACGTTAAATATACAACAATTCAAGGTACAACTAAAGAACGTATAAAAAATGTTAAATCAGTAGTTTTTTCGTGATATTTATAACAAAATACTCTTACAATGAAAAAATCAGAATTTAAAGCTCAAATTAGAGAAGAAATAATTGATATATTAGAAGCAGTAAATCAAGAAGATGTTAAGGCACAACAGGATTATAATGCTGAATTAGAAAAAACAGCTCAGTTAAAAAAAGATGCTGGTATAGATGAAGGTAATGATACAGATAAATTTCAAGATGATGGATACGTTAATCACACTTATGATGATAGTGTAATTGATAAATATAATGTACCAGTTGAACCAACTGCTGTATTTGAAGATGATGAAGATGAGCCTAAAGCTAGTGATTTAAAAAAAGAACCATTATCAAAAATTGGTTATAAGTTAGCTGATACTCAAAAAGAAATGAAACGAGTAGTTAAAAAATACTCTGCTGCTGAAGGTGATGAAAAAGAAAAATTAAAAGATAGATTAAGAGACTTAAATAAAATAAAGAAAGAGTTAGAATCATTATTAGAATTTAAAAGATAGTTATGGGAATTTTATCAAAAATATTTTCAAGTGGTGCCGCTGACCTAGTAAAAGGTGTAGGAGGAGTTATAGATGGTTTACACACATCAAAAGAAGAAAAACTAAACGCAGAAAGAAAAATAAAAGCTTTAATAGTAGAACATGAAGCTAAAATGGAACAAAACATAACTGACAGATGGGCTTCAGATATGAAGTCAGACAGTTGGTTAAGTAAAAATGTAAGACCTATGATTTTAATCTTTCTAGTTGTTTCTACTGTTCTTATGATATTCATTGATGCTGGAACCATTAATTTTACTGTTGAAGAAAAATGGACAGATTTACTACAATTAGTATTAATAACAGTTATTGGTGCTTATTTTGGAGGAAGATCAATAGAAAAAGTAAAAAAGAAATAACAGTTCCACCTAAAAATCAATATGAGCGGGGATTTAAAAAAAATAATAAGGCAAGAGTATCTTAGATGTGCCAAGGATCCTGCACATTTTATGAAAAAATATTGTAATATTCAACATCCACAAAGGGGTAGAATATTATTTAATTTATTTCCATTCCAAGAAAAAGTATTGCATTTAATGCAAGAAAATCCTTACTCAATTATTCTTAAATCTAGACAGTTAGGTATATCTACTCTATCAGCAGGTTATTCTTTATGGATGATGTTATTTCATAAGGATAAAAATATATTATGTATTGCAACTAAGCAAGAAACAGCTCGTAACATGGTTACAAAGGTAAAATTCATGTATGATAATTTACCCTCATGGTTAAAAATACCAGCTGAAGAAAATAATAAATTGTCATTACGGCTTAGTAATGGTTCAATAATTAAAGCAACATCAGCAAGTAGTGATGCTGGTAGATCAGAAGCAGTATCTTTGCTATTAATTGATGAGGCTGCATTTATTGACCAAATTGGTGAAATATGGGCTTCAGCACAACAAACATTAGCAACTGGGGGTGGAGCTATAGTATTAAGTACACCTTATGGTACAGGTAATTGGTTTCATAAAACATGGGTATCAGCAGAAAGTAATCAAAATGACTTTGTACCAATTAAATTACCTTGGTATGTTCATCCTGAAAGAGATCAATTATGGAGAGATAAACAAGATGAATTATTAGGGGATCCTAGAATGGCAGCACAAGAATGTGATTGTGATTTTAGTACTTCTGGTGATATTGTATTTTATTCAGAGTGGATTGATTTTATCCAACAAACAACAATACAAAAACCATTAGAAAGAAGAGGTGTAGATCAAAATTTATGGGTTTGGGAATCACCAGATTATACTAGGGAGTATATGGTCACAGCTGACGTAGCTAGAGGTGATGGTAAAGACTTTTCTGCATGTCATATAATTGATATTGAAACTAATACTCAAGTAGCAGAATATAAAGGACAATTACCACCAAAAGAATTTGGTTATTTTTTAACTGGCTTAGCTACAGAATACAATAATGCTATGTTAGTAGTTGAAAATGCTAACATTGGTTGGGCTACATTAGATGCAATTAGAGAAAGAGGTTATAGAAATTTATACCAGTCACCTAAAACAGATAAAATGACAGCTGAATCATATTTAAGAGTATATGAAGGTAGCTCTGAAATGGTACCTGGATTTACTATGTCAATGAGAACAAGACCTTTATGTATTAATAAATTTAGAGAATTTGTTGGTGATAAATCAGTAATTATTCGCTCAAAACGTTTATTGGAAGAAATGAAAGTATTCGTTTGGCGTAATGGAAGACCAGAAGCTCAAAGAGGCTACAATGATGACTTGGTTATGTCATTTGGGATTGGTATGTTCCTACGTGACACTTCATTGAAGTTTCAACAACAAAGTTTAGACATGGCAAGAGCAGCATTAGGGAGTGTAAAAAGTAATAAAGTATCCTATAGTGGGGGTTATGGATCTATTGGTTCGAATATAGAAAATCCATATAAAGTTAAATTAGGTGGTAAAGACCATGATATAAGTTGGTTAGTAGGATAATAAATATAATATTTATAAATAAATAAAATGGCAGATACAGGTTTATTTTCAAGATTAAGAAGATTATTTTCAACAGACGTAATTATACGTAATGCTGGAGGCAATCAACTTAAAACATTTGATATAAATAAAGCACAGCAAACAGGTACTTTAGAAACAAATGCCTTAGTAGATAGATTTAATAGAATCTATTCCAACTCAGGAACTTCAATTTATGGACAACAAGCAGCATTTAACTATCAAGTTATGCGTCCATTACTTTACTCAGATTATGATGCAATGGATATGGATGCTATTTGCGCTTCAGCGTTAGATATTGTTGCTGATGAATCTACTCTTAAAAATGATATGGGTGAAGTATTATCCATTAAATCTGCTGATGAAGATATACAAAAAATACTTTATAATTTATTTTATGATGTATTAAATATAGAATTTAATTTATGGCCTTGGATTAGAAATATGTGTAAATATGGTGATTTTTTCTTAAAATTAGAAATTGCTGAAAAGTTTGGTGTTTATAATGTAATACCTTACGCTGCGTTTCATATTGAAAGAATAGAAGGACAAATTGGCCATGATGCTGATACAGGTAAAATGAATAATCCATCTGAAGTTAAATTTAGATTTGAACCAGATGGTGTTTCAACATCAACTTATGGTTATTATAATTTACCTAATTCTGGTGACCAAGCAAGTTCAATAATATTTGATAATTATGAAATGGCTCATTTTAGATTACTATCAGATATGAATTTCTTACCTTATGGTAGATCATATTTAGAGCCAGCTAGAAAATTATTTAAACAATATACGTTAATGGAAGATGCAATGTTAATTCATAGAATTGTACGTGCACCTGAAAAACGTATTTTCTATATGAATGTTGGAGCAATTCCTCCAAATGAAGTAGATGCGTTTATGGAAAAAACTTTAAGTAAATTAAAACGTACTCCATTTGTAGATCAAGAAACTGGTGAATATAATCTAAAATATAATATGCAAAATATATTAGAAGATTTTTATATACCAGTTAGAGGAAATGATCAAGCAACTAAAATTGAAAA